ATCAAAGTTGAGTATGATGAAACACAGAAACAAGACAATCCAAACTACACAATGCAGAAACACGAAATGTCAAGGGATTTTGCTGACATAGCAAGAGCCAATGGCACAGGCGAGGACTTTGCATTGATGAACGAGGGCAGAAACTATGGGTGGCAAGAACACGCACCGACTGTACGAGATAGCGACTTCGGTAAGTTTCGTAAAGTTGTAGTACACGGAAGTTGTCATTCTCGTTGTATGATGTTGGATAATGAAAGCGATTGGCTAATGCTTAAACAATT